GATAATGTATTATTATATAAAAAACATAATAAAAACAGTGAGTTAGTAGTTAGAGTTGCAAAAAAGCTACAATAATATAAAAATCTATGATAAATATATCACAGTAGGGCATGCGCCACCGGGGGCAGCGTAGATAGTATATATGTACTCTGCCAGAGAGGGGAATATTAGGCTGTTAACCACTGTATACAGCGGCAGCATTCTGTAGCAGCAGCAATTATTCTGCCTAAATATTAGGCATTTACCTAGTTTTTACACAAAGTCCTGTTAATTATTACTCCAGAGGAGGGGGAGGACTGGGGGTGCAACGAAAGTATTGCCTAAAGTTTAAACATTTTGTGTTGACTGTGGTTAAACTTTGTGCTACTATTAGCGAATCAGTAGCCTGATGGATAATGTTAAGCATTTATGTCACAATCTGTATTTATTTCCCTACGAAGTGAAGATTTCTATTGACATACATTATGTATACATTATAATATACTTAAAGTATCTTAAAGTTAACCTTAATCTCCTACTCCTTTAGTTAATTATTAATGTTACTTTAAGAATACTTTAAGTATACTAGTAACAGAAAAATTAAATTAGAGGGGAAGGTGTATTTTCTGTCGTTTGTTCTTGACAAGAACCACGGAGAAAGTATAACTAGGGTCATGCCAAAGACAAAAACGTATGTTAGCGATAATGTCTTGCACGAATTTTATAAAGCTTTAGCTGACGGTGATGAATCAAGACTACGAAGGTGTCACATCCCAAGGTCAGATGTCTTCTACGTCCGTGAAAAGATATTTCAAGATACTGGAGTACGCTACACACTAGACCACGTAGAGAGGGCAATGTATTTGGAGGGGATGCTTGAAGCAAAAGATGTTTATCAGCCACACGTAAAGAGAAAAAACTATGGCACATGAAAATAGAAGAGCAGCACTCCTCAAGAAGCATAACCTAAAAGGGGTAAACAAACCCAAGAGAACTCCAGACCATAAAACAAAGTCTCACATGGTTCTGGCACAACAGGGTCACGAGCTAAAGCTAATACGTTTTGGACAGCAGGGAGTAAAGGGAGCAGGTAAAAGCCCTAAGAGTGCTAAAGATAAAGCACGAAAGAAATCATATTATGCACGACATGATGCACAAGATTCAAAGCCAAGTAAAATGTCAGCACGATACTGGTCACACAAAGTAAAATGGTAGGAGAACAACATGGCTGAGAAAAAAATTAAAGATGTAAAAGGAAAAGGAGGAGAGAAGGAATCTTTTGTGGATAAACTAGAAAAACTCCCATCTAAATTATTAAATTTTATTTTAGAACCAATGAGAGAGTCTAGAAGAAAAATGATGGAGGAAGCAGGAGACCCCTATACTGATGAGCAGTTAAAGGAAATGAAGGCTATAGATAAAGAACTCTACAATGATTACTTGAGAGACCCAATAGACTTTAGAATAAGAGCCAAGAGGAGTGGTGTTCAAAAAGGGGGACTAATGAAAAAGAAGAAGAAGATGAACGTAGGTGGGCTAACACAGTCTGCTATGCAGAATGGTTTAAGCAGAAAAGTAAACCCCACTACTGGACTAACTATGAACAAGGGCGGCATGACGGACTACCGTAAGAAGGGAATGTTCTACGGTGGGGGAATGGCGAGAAGAGGTAGGTAGTGGCAAATGTCCTCAGCACCTCTCGGCTGAAGAATGTAAAGACGGACTTAACGACTACAAATGCTACCACCGTCTACACCTGTCCTGCCCTCACAGTCTCTGTGGTACAGTCTATGCTTGTATCAGAGGACAGTGCTAATGCTGATACAATAACGGTTACAATTACAAACGGTAGTGATGTATTCAGCGTGTATAAGGATAAGGCTGTAGGGTCTAAAGGAACGGTAGAGTTATTCACTAGAGACTTGATACTAACGTCTGGTGACATCATTAAGGTAACAGCAGGTACGGCAAACAGGTTGCATGTTATTACGTCTATAATAGAAATACCAAAGACAACTGCAGCTTAGTACTTGATTTTGTTTTTAAGGTGTGTTATAATTAGCACATGGCATATTTACAAAGCAACATACCTTATTTTAAAACTTGGGTGAGAAGAGAATACACCTGTAACTTTCAACGATATCATGGTGAGTTTTTACACGCAATGGTAATAGCCGTAACGAGTTTACCGAATAGGTCACTCAGTTTTCAAGTTATATTCACTGGCTGTGAAGTGGATGACACAGACGAAGAGAACGTACACGGTGGAGCAATGTGGGCGAGAATGCCCATCACAGCATTGGTTGGTGACACACCATATGACGAATGGCCGCAAGAGTTACCACCATACGTAGCACAGCCTTGGGATTGTATGTCGCATGACCACTCGGTCTACGTTTTGAATAGGGCGACTCCTGCTCCTTGGATAGCCAAGATAGAAGGAGAGTTCTACCCTGCGAAATACTATTTTACTGTAGACTATACAAACAGTGAGATAGCAGATGACCCGGCTCAACATAAACAAAGTCATGTGTTAGAGTTGATGGAAGCAGGAGAGTACACTGGTAACATAGTAGCGTTACCAAACAATCGAGTACGAGTAACCCACCCTGCATGGTTTGAGACAGGGGAAGGACCACCTGACTTTATGCCGAACCAAAGGGTCTTTCATTCAAAACAAGAGACTGAGTATGTATGGGATACTCAACGAGTCTTTAATAACTTATATGCTAAAGAGGGGAAATAACTATGGCAATGCAAAAAGATAAGATGAAGAAAAAAGGTATGGCTCGTGGTGGAGCTACAATGAAGAAAAAAGGAATGGCTAAGGGTGGAGTCAAAATGCCTATGGTCAAAAAAGGTGGGAAGATGATTCCTGCATTTGCTGCAGACGGTAAAGGCAAAATGAACAAGGGGGGTATGACCAAAAAGAAAAAGGGCATGGCTAAGGGTGGTGCTACTATGAAGAAGAAGGGTTATGCAGCAGGGGGTATGACTGTTGGACAACTTAGAGCTGCTGCTAAATCTAAAGGCTACAAGATAATGAAAGGCTAGTCATATGGCTAAGTCAACCGTTAACAAGGCAGGTAACTATACCAAACCCACCATGAGGAAGAATTTGTTTAGCCGAATTAAATCAGGTTCTTCTGGTGGGAAGCCCGGACAGTGGAGTGCTAGGAAAGCTCAGATGTTAGCCAAGCAGTACAAAGCTAAGGGTGGTGGTTATAAATAAAGACCCTAAAGTTGGCACAGGCAAGAAGCCTAAAAATACAGGCAGAAGGCTCTACACGGACGAGAATCCTAAAGACACGGTGAGTATTAAGTATGCAACCATCCAAAATGCGAAAGATACTATTGCTAAAGTTAAGAGAATTAGCAAACCCTACGCAAGAAAAATACAAATCCTCACCGTTCTTGAGCAACGTGCGGCCGTTCAAGGGAAAACTACACAGTCCAGACTCGCCAAGCAAGCAAAAGTTTCGTTAAAGAGAAAACATAATGCCACTAAAGAAAAGTCAAAAGTCACTTAAATCATGGTCAAAGCAAAAATGGAGAACCAAGAGTGGTAAACCCAGTAGCAAAACTGGAGAACGCTATCTTCCAACAGCTGCAATCAAGGCTCTATCACCCCAAGAGTACGCAGCAACAACTAAAGCTAAAAGAAAAGGCACAAAGGCAGGAAAGCAATTCGTTAAGCAACCTAAAAGCATCGCTAAGAAAACAAGAAGTTATAGAAAGATTACATAACATAGGATACTTTGAAGATGCTGTATGAGCCTACCTGTGACGTTTGTGGACATCACATTGAGGATGATAAATGTGAGTACTGCGAGAAGACTGGAGAAAACGGTAATTGGGTAAAGGAAGTTATAAAGGATAAAGATGACTCCAGAGACACTTGATAGATGGCGAATACTTCCAAGACTTATGATGCTTGTTATGACAGGAGTTTATATTCGTTGTATAGAATGGGCTTTGAGTCAGCCAGAGTTGACCACACAACAGGCAGGACTAATATCCGTGATTACAGGAGCAATGACAGGGAGCTTTGCAATCTGGATGGGAGCAGAAAAATCAGAAACAAAAGGAATGGGGAGGGAAGAACGATGAGAAAATATTTAAAAAGATTATGGTGTGCATTGTGGAATAAGAAGTGCCACGATGATTGTGACTGCGTATAATGCTAGGTACACTATTAAGTTCTGTATCTAGTTTAGCATCTTCTTACCTAGATGGTAAGGTTGCTGTTCAGAAAGCTGAAGCAACCATTCGTATGAAAGAAGCCACAGGTGAGATAGATTGGGACTTAGCTGCTATGAGGGCATCCCAAAGCTCGTGGAAAGACGAATGGCTAACTCTACTTTTTAGTATTCCTCTGGTACTGAGCTTCTGTGGTGAATGGGGGAGGGGTATAGTAGCAGACGGATTTACGGCTTTGGCAGGTATGCCACAGTGGTATCAGATAGCCTTAGGAGCTATCGTATCGGCAAGTTTTGCCACACGGTCTGCAGGTAAATTTTTTAATGGGATGAAAAAGAAATGACATTTAAACTATCAAGTAGAAGTCTAGGCAAACTAGAGGGTGTTAATCCTGTACTAGTGGACACAGTAAAACGTGCCATTGAACTGAGCAAGGTGGACTTTGGCGTGATTTATGGGGTTCGTTCCCTAGAAGAGCAGGAGAAGCTGTACAATGCAGGACGCTCACAAACAATGAAGTCTCGCCACCTTATCCAAGAAGATGGAACATCACATGCTGTAGACTTAATGGCATATGATGGTAGTAACCCAAGTTGGGACATCGTGATGTACGATGACATAGCTGATGCAATGAAAGCTGCTGCGAAAGAAACTGGAGCTACAATCCGTTGGGGAGCAGCATGGAATATAGACAGCATAACGGATTGGGAAAGACCAATGGAGGATGCCATGAATAATTATATAGACGTAAGAAGGAGTCAAGGTAGAAGACCATTTATTGATGGTCCTCATTTTGAGTTAAACTAATGGCACTTACAGAAAAACAACAAAAGTTTCTAGATGTCCTCTTTGAAGAAGCACGAGGTAATCCTCTTCAGGCTAAGAAGCTTGCAGGGTACAGTGACAATGTTGCTACCTCTTCTATTACTGCTGCTCTTAAAGAACAAATAGCTGACTTGACTAAACAATTTATTTCTTCTGCAGCTACTAAGGCAGCCTATTCTATGTATGAAGTAATGCACAGTCCCACAGACTTAGGTAATAAAGAGAAGATGGTAGCAGCTAAAGATGTACTAGACCGTAGTGGATTTACTAAAACGGATAAGGTAGAGGTAACGGCAGCTAGTCCTCTGTTCATCCTACCACCAAAGAATGATGAGAACGACTAAAGACTGGAAACTGCCTGTACCAGAGGAAACAGAAGATGGGTTTGATTGGCAACCTGTTGTACGAGTAGGACGGACTGTACCCTTTGGCTACAAACAAGACGCAGAAGACAAAGATATTCTTTTACCAATAGTAGAAGAATTAGATTTGTTAGAGAAGGCTAAGAAGTATTTAAAACAGTACAGCTACAGAGATGTATCGAACTGGTTGAGTGAACAGTCTGGACGCTACATATCCCATGTAGGTTTGATGAAGAGAGTAAAACTTGAACAAAAGCGTAAGAGAGAAGCTTCAAACCAACGCTACCTTGCCCAAAGGTACAAAGAAGCCCTTGAGAAGGCAGAAAAAATCGAAACCACAAGATTTGGTGCAAGAGAACAAGGTACAGGCACAACCGAAGCCTGAGCCAATAGAAACGGAAGAAGCACAAAATGTTATCTTCCAACCAAATAAAGGACCACAAACAGAGTTTCTTTCGTCTACAGAACGTGAAGTGTTATACGGTGGTTCAGCAGGAGGTGGTAAGTCTTACGCAATGTTAGCCGACCCTGTACGTTACTTTAATAATCCTCAGTTTAGAGGACTACTAATAAGACGTACAACAGAAGAACTAAGAGAACTTATCTCTGTTTCTAAACAACTCTACCCACAGGCGATACCCAATATACGCTTTATGGAAAGAGACAAGACTTGGGTAGCACCATCAGGAGCAACACTTTGGATGTCTTACCTAGACAGAGATGATGATGTTACACGGTATCAGGGACAGGCTTTTAGTTGGATAGGGTTTGATGAACTTACACAGTGGGGGAGTCCTTATCCATTTGACTACATGAGGTCAAGACTACGTACAGCAAAAGGAAGTGGACTAGATTTATATCAGAGAGCTACATCAAACCCCGGGGGAGCAGGACACAGTTGGGTAAAGAAAATGTTTATTGACCCTGCACCACATAATACATCTTTTTGGGCAACAGACCTAGAAACAGGTAAGGTTCTTCAAATGCCTAAGGGTCACAGTCAAGAAGGTAAACCATTATTTAAAAGGCGATTTATTCCTGCTACTCTTTTTGATAATCCCTATTTATCTGAAGATGGTATGTATGAAGCAAACCTTTTGTCTCTGCCTGAGTATCAACGCAAGCAACTACTAGAGGGTAATTGGGATGTTAATGAAGGGGCGGCATTTCCAGAGTGGAATAGGACTATACACGTTGTTGACCCTTATAGTATACCAAACAGTTGGACAAAGTTTAGAGCTTGTGACTATGGATATGGAAGTCATACAGGAGTTGTTTGGATAGCTGTAACACCTTCAGAGCAACTAGTAGTCTACAGAGAGTTGTATGCTTCTAGGGTACTAGCAACAGACTTGGCAGACATGGTACTTGAAGCTGAACACGAAGATGGTACAATACGGTACGGTGTACTAGATAGTTCATTGTGGCATAAGCGAGGGGACACAGGACCTTCACTGGCTGAACAAATGATAATTAAAGGCTGTCGATGGAGACCCTCTGATAGAAGTAAAGGAAGTAGAATTGCAGGAAAGAATGAAATACACAGACGATTGCAAGTCGATGAATTTACCGAAGAACCACGCATTGTCTTCTTTAACACTTGTACAAATATTATATCTCAACTTCCTTCTATCCCACTCGACAAGAACAACTCGGAAGACGTAGATACAAAGTCGGAAGACCACTTATACGATGCACTACGTTATGGTGTAATGACACGACCACGTAGTAGTTTATTCGACTACAACCCAGATATGCAGCGTTCTGGTTTTCAAATGGCTGACTCAACTTTTGGATACTGAGGTAAAATATGGAAGAAGATAATATAACTCCTGACTCTGTAGAATCTTCTGCAATAGAAGATATGGCACAAGACGGATTAACAGATGAACCTGTTGGGGACATTGTTAATTTTGTAAAGGGTAAATACTCTAAAGCAGAAACAAACAGACGAGGTGATGAAGAACGGTGGATACAGGCTTATAGAAACTACCGTGGTTTATATAGTCCTGATGTACAGTTTACCTCCACAGAAAAATCAAAGGTATTTGTTAAAGTAACCAAAACAAAAGTTCTTGCTGCTTACGGACAGCTTGTAGAAGTATTGTTTGGTGGCAATAAATTTCCACTAAGTATTGACCCAACAGTTTTACCTGACGGTGTTGAAGACACAGTTAGCCTAGAAACAAACCCACAGCTAACAGAAGCTAAAGGACAGGCAGGTATAACTCCTAGAGAGCTACCTGAATTGTTAGCAGGAGAAACCCTTCCAGAGTTTAATGAAAGAGTAGGTCCTTTAACAGATGACTTAGACCCTGTTCAGGATAAGATAGATTTTAAATCGACAGGTAGTCCTACGTCTGTCAACTTTCATCCTGCAATGGTTGCAGCAAAGAAGATGGAGAAAAAAATACACGACCAACTAGAAGAGTCGAATGCTAAGAAACAACTACGAGCCGCAGCCTTTGAAGCGGCTCTTTTTGGTACAGGCATAATGAAAGGACCTTTTGCTGTAGATAAAGAGTATCCTAATTGGGATGAAGAAGGAATGTATAGCCCACTCTTTAAGACTGTACCACAAACTTCTCACGTATCTATTTGGAATTTCTACCCAGACCCTGATGCAAGTAACATGGATGAAGCTGAGTTTATTATAGAGAGACACAAAATGTCTCGCTCTCAATTACGTGCATTAAAGAAAAGACCATTCTTTAGAGAAAATGCTATTGATAAATCTCTCAATGAAGGAGAGATGTACAATAAAGAATGGTGGGAACACGTTATGGAAGACAATAACCAAGAGGACAGAGCCGAAAGGTTTGAGGTTCTAGAGTTTTGGGGTTTTGTTGACAGAGAAATAATAGAGGGGTATGATGTTGATATACCTGAAGAACTAGGTGATGTAGAACAAGTTAGTGTAAACATCTGGATATGCAATAACAATGTTCTTAGACTTGTTATGAATCCGTTTACTCCTGCCTACTTACCCTACTATGCAACACCGTATGAGATGAACCCATACAGCATATTTGGTGTGGGCATTGCAGAGAACATGGACGATACACAAACACTGATGAATGGTTTTATGCGTATGTCCGTAGATAACGCTGCACTGTCAGGCAATCTTATTATAGAAGTAGATGAAACAAACTTAGTTCCGGGACAAGACCTGTCCGTATATCCCGGAAAAATATTCAGAAGACAAGGCGGCGCACCGGGTCAAGCAATCTTTGGTACAAAGTTTCCTAATGTGTCGAATGAAAACATGCAGATGTTTGACAAAGCACGACAGTTAGCAGATGAGAGTACAGGCTTTCCTTCCTTTGCTCATGGTCAGACAGGTATAACAGGTGTAGGACGTACAGCTTCAGGTATTAGTATGCTTATGAATGCTGCTAACAACTCTATTAGAAGCGTTATAAAAAACGTAGATGACTATTTACTAGGTCCTCTGGGTAAAGCTTTTTTTAGTTTTAACATGCAGTTTGATTTTGACTCTGAGATAAAAGGTGACTTAGAAATTAAAGCACAGGGTACAGAAAGTCTTATGGCTAATGAAGTACGTAGTCAAAGGCTAATGCAATTTATGCAGACAGTATCTAATCCTGCTCTTGCTCCTTTTGCAAGGATGGATTATATTGTAAGAGAGATAGCAAAGTCTATGGACTTAGACCCTGACAAAGTAGCTAACTCTATGGGTCAGGCTGCAGTACAGGCTGAGATACTTAAAAAGTTCCAAGAGCAAAACCCACCACCTCCTCCCCCACCCAATGAGGGCAGACCACCACAAGAGACAGAAGAAGTTCCTGCAGGTAGTCAAGTACAAGACACACAAGGGTCAGGTGGAGCTAATATAGGTACAGGTTCAGTGCCAACACCTGACGAGCCGGGATTTACTGGTAATCAAGGCACTATACAATGAACCTAAAACAATTAGTTAATGACAAACCTTTGTGGGAAAACTTCGTGGAGTATCTTGATGATGCTATTGCAAAGAACCACACAGCCTTAGAGCAGTCCGATAATCATGTAGTTATTCACAGACTACAGGGTGCAATAGGTGCATTGCGTAGACTTAAATATCTTAGAGAAGAGATGAATGGAAGAACTGAATAAACAAACAGAAAAAGCATTTGATATTACTACTCCTTTTGTACCACATGCTGTGGACGTTAAAAAAGGGTTACAAAGTTTTGATGCTGAAGGAAATATAGTAGATTCTGATAGGTTTTACGAGTTAGAATCTTTTTATAATGTAAGAAGAGATAAAGAAATTTTTGATTATAAACTTAAAAAAGCTAATGAGTTTTTTGAAACAGAAGAAAATTTTATAAGACTGGAGCAAGCAAATATTGCAAAAGACCACCTAACAAAAAATGGTGTTGATGAGGACACTGCAAAGATACTAGGGCATAACTCAACTATTATTTCAGATTTTAAAAGTCCTATAGCTGAAACAATAGCAGTAGAAGATTTTAATATAGCTCTAAAAAAAGGAGATTTGGTAGGGCTAGGACTTACAGGCACAGGGTTACTCATGTACTTGTTAGGCACACCTGTGGGAAAAACTATTGGTTCAAATCTCATAGGAGGTTCGTGGAATCAATTAACAAAATTAGCTAATAAGTTTCGTTATAGAAATGATGTTCCTATAGAAGAAACTAGAACAAAAGTATTTGGAAAAGAGGTAGACTTTGACGATAGTAAGGTAGAAGATATTTTTGAACCATTTAATGCTAAAGATGCAGCAGATAGAAATCTTGATGAAAGAAATTCTTTTCTTAGAGAGGATTTGTACAAGAGGGGTATTCAATCATTTAGCCCTACTGTAAGAAAAGGTATACAGGGATTTCCTAATTATGACTCTTTGAGTTCACAAAAAGTAATACTTCCTAGTGAACTGTTATCTCATTTAGAAAATTTGCCTACAAATAATAAAGCAATACTTAATTCTGTAAATATAGAAAAAATATTTAAATTTGATTCTTTCTTTTATCTTTGGAATAAAGATATATTTAATACAGTTCAAGGAGATAAAATAGCTGATAATCCTGCCTTTGGAAAAGTTGGTAATACTTCTACTCTAGAAGCTGTGGATGCAAAATTAAAAAATTTTGAAGAGTCCATCTTAAATGCTAGACCAGATGCAGATGGAGGATTTACGTTTGAATATAATAACAAACTGACTAAAATTGATGAAAGGTCTATACCCTCTTATCTTAGTGATAAAAAGTATAATAATTTAACAATTCCTCAAAAATATATAAAAGCATTTAATGATAGGTATTTTAATTTTATTAATAAAAAACTTCAAACATTTGACAAAGGCAGTCTTGGTGTTAATTTTGAAGTAGATGTTTATGGGGGTAAATTTTTTGGTCAAGGTGATTCAGTTGTAAATAGGGATGTAAGTGCAAAATTAGACTATTCAACTTCAGATGAACTTAAAAAAATAGATGATAGAGAATTTACATTAAGTCCCGGTCCTTCAACACTTGCGTTTGATAAATCACAAGTTCCTTATAGTGGCTATCAAAGCCAGTCTAATGCAGGTTTAATGATTCCTAATAAAGTGAATCAATCAAATGGGACTGTTGTTGTGCGTTCTCCGTTTGATATAAATTCTAATGTTATGAATGAAGATGGCAGAAATACTAGTATATATACATCAGGCTCTAGAATAAGAGATTCTTTTATACGAGTAAAAAAATCTTTAGAAGATAATAAAAGTATTTTTGATAGCAGACCTCCAACTCCTAGGGAAGTTATATTCGGTAGTTCACAATTTTTAAAAAATATAGATATATTAAAAGATGACATAGACACTGCCTTTATAATGAATCAATTAAAAGAACTTCTTAAAACTAAAAGTTTTCCTGTTTCTACACCATCTAATCTCACAGATTCTGATATTAGAAATTTTTTAACAGAGTTGATGACATCAAAAAAGAGACCTGATGATTTTAAAAACACTAAAAATTTAGTGCAGAGTGCATTAGTTAATTTTCCTGCCGCTGATACTTATGACATAGTTCTTCCAATATCTCCTCAGGTAGCCAAGAATATACAGATAAATGCAGCAGGGGGTAACATACCGTTTATGAAATACACTATGACTAGAGATGAAGTTAGTAAAGTATTTTTTGATGAGTATAAAACAATAGCCACAAAATTTCCGAATATGGGAGTAAACATAAATAATACTGATGATATGCAAAAATTTTATCAACTAAATGGGGATATTCGAAAAAATTTAATAGCAATGGCAATGGGTACAAATAAAAGAGGTTATAATACTACTCATGGTTATGGTGCAGACTCTATAATACACACAAGATTTACAAGACTAGATAATGGTAAAGTGATTATTGATGAAATACAATCTGATTTGCACAAGGTTAAATACTCACAATATTTTAATGAGTATTTAAAAAAATCTACAAAAAAATCAAGAAGGGAACATATAAGAGAAGCAGAGGAATATGCTAGAAATAAAATAATAAAAGATGATACTTTACCTTTTGATAATGTAGATGAATTAGTAGAGCAGGTCTTAAAACCTTTAATATTAGATACAAAAAAGAATAATGGTCAGTTTATTATAATGCCAAACTTAGAAAAGTTAGCTAATATTAGAACTGGTGGTAATAGACCTATGACCACTAAAAAACTTGGAGCTAAAGGTGGTGTGGATTTAGATACTATTAGAAAGAGTGTAGTAAATACAAGTAAAAAGATAAGTCTAGAAAATCTTTTTAATGACCCTAGAATAACTGGTTTGCTATATAATATTAGAACAAGTTCAAACTATAAAACTATTAAACAAAAAGGAATATTATCTATACCTGCTAAAGATTTAGATGTGGCTGACTATGAAGAAACAATGCAACTTATTTATACTAAAATGCCTGATGACATGCAGTATATTTATACAGAAAGTTTTGATAAAGCTTCTGAGAATTTAGTTTTAAAAACAAAAGGAAAGATAAGAGCAGTAGAAACTACAGCAAAATACAAACATATTCCTAGTGATTATATGAACGTAAATGAATTAGATGATATGGAAAGAACTTATAGGATACACGAAAAAATACAAACTTGGAAAGGAATAACAAATGCTCTTGATGGAAGAACTCCAGATAAAGTAAAGTTAAATGAGTTTGCTGACTATAATGCTATAAAAAATTATCCAGAAGACCCTGTAGTTAGAAAGAAGTTTGCTAGTATGGTTAAGTCTAAATTGGGTTTTAACGATACAAGTTTAACAGGTATGGACTATAATGAGTCTGTTCAAAACTTAGAATTATTTTTAGACAAAGTTGGTATAGACAAGAAGTCACTTGATTATACTACCTATCCTCAAATAAATGAAATTGTTAATAAAATACCTGATGAAAAATTTGTGGAGTTTTATGAAAAAACAAAACAAGAATTAATAGACTTTAATGAAGTATTTATAAATGGAATTGAGGAAGAACTTTCAACAAAAACTTTAGATTTAAGAGATATCTTAAATGATGTAAAAGATTTAGATAACGTAAGAGTAGGTATGGCAAAAGGAGGATTAGTCAATGCTTGA